TGGCGTCGCCCAGGGCGCCGCTCGTGACGCTCTGCGCGGTCGAGGCCGAGATCACCCCGTCGTCGGTGTCGGCCCAGGTGTAGCCGACGCTGACGATCTGACCGTTCAGGACGCGGGCCCAGAGGTACGCCTTGACCAGCGAGGCCGAGGCGCTCTCCGTCAGGAAGCCGGTGCCGCTGTAGGCGCGGGGGCGGTGCTGGGCGGCGGCGACGCGGCGGATCCCCGTCCAGAACCGATCGCCGGTGCTCAGGTCGGTGGGGTCGCTCGCGTAGCCGATGCAGATCGAGTTCCCCTCCGCCTGGCCAGCGGGGATCACCAGGCGCATGTGGAGGACGCCATCAGCGCCGGCGCCGATGTCGGAGAAGGCGCTGTCGTAGATCGCTGCGAGGTCGCCCAGGGTGTTGTCGTTGACCGCCTGCCCGGGGTCCGCGGTCTGGATGGTGTAGGCGCCCGCGGTGCCGCCGATGGTGCCCTTGATGCTGTTGGGGTTCGGGCCCGTGCTCCAGCCGGTGAGGTCGGGGCGGGTCCATGTGGAGGCGGCGCCTCCCGCTGCTGGGGGGATCGCGTATCCAGACATCTACCGAGCCTCGCTGCCGTACATCGCCAGGTGCGCGAACGAGCTGTTCGTGTCGCCAGCGAGGTAGAGGACGTGCCCGCCGAGCGCGCAGTCATGACGGTAGGCCGCCCCGGAGCCGATCGGGAACACATCGTTCCCGATCGCCGCGCCGTCCGTGCCCGCGCTGGCCAGGCGCCCAGAGTCGGCGGTCGTGCCGTCCGTGGTGAAGGAGATCACGACCTGCTCGCAGAGATCAGGCAGGGTGATCTTGGAGCAGTTGCCCGCGGTGGCGTTCATCGCGGCGCGCTTGACGCTGAACGGGACTTCGGCGGAGAGGTCAGAGGCCATGGTGCTTATCCGTGGTCGGGGTCGGTCTGTTGGGGCGGGAGAGAGAGATCGAGGTCGACGCCGTCGCGGTCCCAGGCAGGCGCCACCCGAACCACCATCGCGGGCCGATCGGTGAGCGTGGCGCCTGCGGCCTCCAGGCGGCCCTGGAGCGTCGCCGAGGTGACGCGGACAACGTCGCCAACGGAGAGCTGCGCGAGCCTCCAGCCCCGGCAGCGGAGCTGCAAGCGCTCGGGCACCGTCGTAGCCCAGGGGCGCAGGATCTCGCGGTGCCGCTGGAGGATCGGGGCGACGTTCTGCCAGACGCCCGCGAGGGAGTGCGCGGCCTGGTAGGCGCCGGGGAACGTGCCGATCGCGGTCGCGTTGCCGGTGGTCGTGTCGTCCTGGGTCGCGCCGTCGCCCGCTGTGAGCAGGGTGCCGTTGTACTCGACAGGCACCGCGCGATCGAAGAGGCGGTACGACAACACCTCCGAGATGTCGTCATCCGTGATCGTGATCCCGGTCTCGATCTGGGCGTTGTAGAGGTTCTGGGCGCAGTGGACGGTCAGGGATCCTTGGCGGGTGGCGAGGAACAGCCCGGCGGCGTTGAGCAGGCTGGTGAGCCAGGTGATCCCGAGCTGGGGCGCCTCGATCTTGATCTCCCACTCATAGGTGCCGCTGGCGAGCGTGGAGGACGCGAGGACCGAGTCGCGCCAAGCGATCGTGTCGTTGACATCCAGCCAGTCCACGTCGAGCCCGAAGCCCCACTCGGCAGGCAGGATATCTGAGGTGCCCGCAGCGGCGGCCCCGGTGGAGACGAGCACCTGTCGGACCAGGTCCAGCGGGTGTCCGCGGAGATAGCCGACGTGGGTGATCGTGTCGCCGATCACGGCGTCAACGTCGGTCGTGCCGAACGAGGCGCCCGAGGTGACGACCGTGAAGATCGAGGCGGTGCTCGCGCTCCACTTCAGATAGAACGGGTCGCCCGTGGTCGGGGTGACCAGGAGCAGGCCGCGCGTCGGCGCCTTCGCGGACTTCTGAAAGGCGCTGGTGTCAGCGACGCTCATGGTCCCGGAGCCGGCGGTGTAGTTGCCGCTCAGGGTGGTCGAGGCTCCCACGTCGCTGAAGAGGGAGAGCTTCTCGGCGTCCGTGTTGTCGAGGCGGTTGTAGAGCGCTGACACGAGGTCGTAGCACTCGATCCGCATGCCTCCGGGGCGGTTGTCGACATCAACGACCTTGCCGAGCATCACCCGGTTGCCCTGCGTTCCCGGGAAGGCGACGTGGACCTCCAGGATCGAGCCCCGCTTGATGAGCACGCGCAGCGTGGAGCCGGCCTCGGGCGTGAGGCGCAGCACGAACGCGCCGAGGGTGGAGGACCAGGATCCGGGGGTGAGCGTCGAGGAGCCGCCGGAGACGCTCAGGATCCCTTCGCTCGAGATCTCGATCTGTCCTCCGACGTTGGCGCCGCCGGGCGTCTGGATCAGCGCGGCGGAGATCGTGGGCGCGCGGTTGTCGCTCTCGATCGCCGCGATGAAGGTAGGGCCCCAGCTCATGAGAAGCCCACCCCGGGCGTACGAATGGCGTTCGCGCGGTACCAGTCGCCTGCGTGCTCGTCGATCGTGTAGTTGTCCTCCAGGTTGGCGTCGTTGAGCGCGACGGCCTCGCCGGAGAACGACCACACCCCGGCGGTGTCCATCTGGAGGACCACGTCGAGGGTGTAGGACACGTCATCCGCGGTGCTCAGGATCGGGCGGTCCATGGAGCCAGCGGGCAGCTTCATCATGGGCCAGGTGTGACGCTCGTGGATCAGGCAGGGCACGCCGCCCGCGCTGTAGTCATAGCGGGTGTTCTCCGTGAGCGTGATCGCGCTGGAGGTGGCGACGCTCGCGGCCAGGTGCTTCTCGCGCTTGACCTCGGGCCAGGCGCCGTGCAGCCAGAACTCATCGTCGGCTGCGGGATCCGTGGCGAGGAAGGAGAGCGCAGGGCCTTGGTGGTTCAGCGTGCCGGACCCCGAGGGGACCGCGCCCGTCGTGAAGCGGACCCAGGCGACCGCGGAGTCTGCGGCGAGCACGATCGAGCCGCCGTTGTGGAGGTGGCTCTGAAGGGATTCGAGTTCCCGGATCAGCGCGGCGTCTGTCGTCGCGCTGATGTTCTCGACCACCCACCGGATCCGCATCGCCCCGTCAAACAACACGCGCGACATGCGCCCGGTCTGCGACGTGGTTGAGGCGCCGCGGCGGTAGGGGAGGCGCTCCAGGCTGGTCCAGAGCACGTCGCCGAAGTCGATCGTGTGGAGCCGCTGGGCCGGGTAGTACCAGATCTTGGGATTGCCCATCAGGGGAGCGCCTCCACGCCGCGCCCGGTGGCGCCGATGGCGTAGCGGATCTCTTCAACGAGCCGCGGGATCACGTCGCGATCGATCGCCGCGGCGCTGATGTTGACGGTGACCGGGGTGCCGCCGGCGATGTCCGAGTTGGCGCCGCCGCCGCCGCTCCGAACGATCCGCTCGCCTTGGTGGACCAGGGCGAGGCCGGTTTTGTCCACGCCGCGCATGGAGGTGCCTACATCGAAGCGAGGGACGCCGTCCTTGAACAGCTTCCCGAGCACCCACTCAGACAGGCCAGCGGTCCCGATCGCCAGGCCCACGCGCCCGATGTCAAGGGCGGTGTTGCCCGCCTTCTGCCCGAAGGACTTGTCAGGGTCGCCCCTCAGGCCACCGAAGAACTCCTTGATCGTCTCCCAAGCGGTGAGGATCATCTGGACCCCGGCGTCCAGGAGCACGCCGGGCAGTTCCGTGAGCAAGTACTTCGCCACTTCGAGCTGCCCCTCGATGCTCGCCTTGATCAGGGTGGGCAGGGCCTCGGGCAGGGCGGCGAAGAGCTCCGCGATGAACTCGGAGATGAACTCGGGCAGCACGTCGCCGAGGATCGCGGGCAGCTCCTTGAGGCCCGTGATGATGTCGTCGCCGAAGCCGCTGAGCTTGCCTTTGACGCCTGCGGCCCCGCCGGCGGCCCCGATGCCTGCGAGGCCGCCGAGGGCGAGACCAGCAGGTCCCAGGGCGGCCAGGGCGCCGGCTGGGTTGCCGGCGAGCAGGCCAAGGGCCTGACCAGCACCGGCGCTGGATCCTGAGAACACGGGATTCGTGGAGCGATCCTCGGCGGGGTCGTAGCGCACAGTCCCGGAGACACCCAGGCGGGCGCGGGTGGCGGCGTCGATCGTCCCTGACGTGGAGCCTGTGACGCCCTCCAGGCCCAGGCCGCCGAGGCTCTGGAACGTGGCGACCGCGGCGCTCAGTTCCTCGACCTGCTCGGTCAGGACTGCGACACCCTCCGCCGCGGCGGCGCCTGCGGAGGCGCCGAGGTTCTGGAGCGCGTCGGCGCCGTCGAGGATGTCCTGCGCGGTCTCGGCGATCCGCTCGTCGAAGCCGGCCACCGCGGCGGCGGCGGCGTTGTACTCGTTGGTGAGCTGCGCGACCTCTCGGCGGAGGGCCGGGATCAGCGTCACATCGCCCGCGGCGGGCCCTTCTCCTCGAAGGTTGGCCTCCATCGCGGCGAGTTGGGCCGACTTCGCGGCGACCGTATTGTATCCGGCGGTGGCGGCGGTCAGGCGCTCACGGGCTCCAGCGGCGGCGTCCGCGAACACGGCCTCTGCCTGGAGGTTGGCGAGGCTCTGGCGGAACTGCTCCTCGCTGATCTCGCCGCGCCCGAGCTGCGCTTGCAGCTCGATCGGGGCAAGGCTCGCGTTGAGGCGCTGGTTGATCCGCACGGCTTCGGTGGCGGCGTCATTGGCTGCGCGCTGGCGCTCCTCGGCCTCCTTCAAGTCGCCGGCGAGCTTCTTGTAGGCCAGCCCCAGGACGCCGACCGCGACCGCGACAGGCCCCAGGATGGCGAGCGCCGAGCCGCCGAGCCGGGCGATGGCCTCCAACCCTCCGCTCATGTCGCCGAGGCTGCGCACGGCGTCCGCTGCGGCTGGGGAGACGAGCTCCAGCGCCCCCGCGAGCCCTTGCAGGATCGAGTCGGCGCGCCCGGCTTTGTCCTCGACGTGCTCGGCGCTCTCGCCCACGTTCTCCAGCGCGGCCTCTGTCTTCTTCGCCTCGGTCGCTACGCCCTTGAGCGACGCCTCAGCTTGCTCAGCCTGGATCCGCAGGACGTGCTCAATGGTGTTGCCGGCCATGACTCAGATGCCCATCGTCGGGAAGACCATCCCGCCGCTGTTGTTGATGCGCGTCGCCATGGCAGCCCGATCCAACTCAGCACGCCGGGCGCAGAGCAGGAGCAGGTTCAGGTCGAGCGGGGGGAGCTTCGCGATCTCGTGCTGTGGGATCCCGCTGTGGCGCTGGATCAGGTTCAGCGCCCGGAGCGTCTCCGGTGAGGCTGCGAAAGGAGCGCAGGCTCTCCATCACCTCCACCCCCGCGATCAGGTCCTGGATCGCCCCGGTGAGCGCGCCGTGGTCGCTCTGGGGGAGCTGCGAGACACTAAGGACCCCCGCGGCGGGCGCTGACCCCGCCTCGGTCGGGACCACCTTCAGCGGCTCCCAGATCTCTCCGTCGGCGCTGACCTCCCGCACCGCGGCGCAGATCAGGGCGTCCTGATGGGCGCTCATCTGCGCCTGCTTGGCGGCGGGGATCCTGCGGATCAGGCGCGCGGCCTCGGCGAGCAGGGGATCAGCAGGATCGAGTGTGCCCTCGGCCTGCTTGGCTTGTAGCTCCTCGAAGACCGAAGCGCCCCGGGCCGCCTCGGAGAGGATCTCGGGGAGCAGGGCGAGCTGGGCGACGCCGAAGCGCGCCACGTCTGCAGTGGTCGGGCGCTGGATGCGGTAGTGGAGCGTTGAGGGGGCTTCTACCACCCTCGTTGCGCTGTCCGCTATGGTCTGAACGAGCGACATCTGTAAATCCTCCCGGAGATGTCAGGGGTTGATCGGGCCGGCCTACGCCGCGATCCCGCTGGAGTCGGCGTTCACGACCTCGACTTCCAAGGCGTTGTTGGTGGCGTCGGCGAAGCCCTCGAACTCCAGGGACGTGAGTTGGTCGCCCGCCCCGGAGATCGGCTCGTCGCACTTGGTGATCAGCGCGTTGAAGATCGTGATCGTGAAGGTCTCGGATCCGTCCGTGAAGACGAGGACGAGATCGCTCTGGGTGCCTGCGATGTGGCCGTTGTACAGGGCGTCGGCGTCGCGCTCGACGGTGAGCCGCCCGGTGACGCGGGGGTGGGCGCTGCGGGTCGGGCTCGCGGTGACCAGGCTCCCGATGTTCTGGCGGCGGGTGAGGCCGTTGTCGAGGCGCACCGCGAAGTCGCGCATCTGGAACGAGCCGCTGTTCCAGCTCGCCGCGGCGCCCTGGTGATGGAGCACGGGGGAGGAGTGGTTGCCGAGGGTGGGGGTGGGCGCGCTGCTGCGGGCGCTCCCGGTCTCCCCGATGATCTCCGCCTTGAGCCGCACGACATCGCCCACGGATCCGCTGATGTCCAGGCTGGTGATCTTGCAGCCCTCGAACACCTCCGAGTTGCCGGATCCGCCGAGGATGGCCTCGATGGTGAGGCCAGTGGGGAGCGCTGAGATCGCGTAGGTGTGCGTGTAGGGAGCGCCGCCGCCCGCGCTGGAGAGGCTCCCCAGGGCGTGCTTGAGCCAGATCCCGACACCCTCGTAGCATGCCTCGATCTCGACGGTCCCGGCCACCTGCTCGTTGACCTGGAAGCTGCGACGCAGGCCGAGGCTCGACTGCACGCCCAACGTCGGGATCGCCCGGTGCTCGGCGCGGCGCTGGAGGGAGAGGGAGATCACCTCGCGGTGAATGGTGCGAGAGACGGCGGTCCCGTAGGTGGACTCCTCGCCAGCGCTTACCAGGGTGCCGCGGCCTTGCCAGATCGCCATGGGTGGATCCTTCCTATTCTGCGGGGTCGAGGACCTTGAGCAGGGCGCTCGCTACGTGCGTGCGGCCCTCCGAGGTCGTGAAGTGGAGCTCGTGGGTGTAGTCGGTGCCCGAGGTGCCGCCCGTGATGTGGGTGCGGATCAGGGTCCGTCCGTCGGCGGTGTAGGAGACGCGGACCTCGGCCATGTCGTACATGGCTGTTACGTCGCTCGCGCTGGCGAGGACATAGGTCTGCGTGATGGCGCTGACCTCCTCCCCGGCGCGGTGCCCGTGGCTCTCGTGGGCGGCGGGGGCGAGCAGCGCGCTCACGTCCCACCATACGAAGATCGTCTCTCCGCTGTGCTTGCCGATCACGGCGCGGGGCTTTGACCGCCCGGGGACCGGCGGGGTCACGACGATCAGGGGATCCGCCGCGCCGGGCCGCAGATCGTAGGCGTAGCCAGTGAGGGGCGAGGACGGGCTGAAGGTCGTCTGGCCGTCGCTGTAGGTCGGGGCGTCGAAGTAGAACCAGAGCACCTTCACGGTGTCGGCGACGAGGCTCACGGACTGGAGCTCGATCACGCCTCCGGCGGCGATCGAGAAGCCGCTCTGGATGTCGTACGCCTGGGCGGTCGTGCCGTCAGATCCGGCGACGCGAATGTCTGTGTACGTGCTGGAGTCCTGGAGATTCTCCAGGAGGTAGTCCAGGTAAGCCGGGATCGTGATGTTCACGTCCTTCGAGGCCGTCGCGGTGTGATGGACGGTGAAGGCCAGGCGCTTGCGGTAGGCGTGGGAGGCGTCGTCGTACCAGGTCATCAGCTCACCCACCGGATCGTGAGGATCGCGTGGACCGCGCCGAAGCCATCGAGGCCCCACTCCAGGCCGTCAAAGGCCGTCGCCTCCAGGGTCGTGTCCCGGACCAGGCCTCCGAGGGTCCGATCTGCTGCGGATCCTGTAAACGCGGTGATCAGGTCGTCCTTCAGATCGCAGGAGGCATAGATGCGAGACTTCGGCGTGTCCGCGGCGCTCCGCACGAAGCCGCGGAGCTCGACCAGCAACCGGCGCTCGCGGCGCCCCAGGGCGACCCCATCGTCTGCGGGCTCCTGGAGGTCGTAGATGCAGATCGAGTCGGCGTCGTAGCGCGGCGGCTGGAGGGTCATCCCGAACCAGATCTGATCCGCGACCTCGCCGCCGCTCAGGTCCTTCGTGAAGGACCCGGCGCCGTTGATCGTGGCGAGGCGGGCGACGACCGCGTCGAGGATGTCGGTGGAGGCGCCCATCAGGTCAGGGCCTCGGAGATGTCGGAGGCGAGCGGGGATCCGAGGCGGCGCGCGACATCCGCGGAGCCCGCCTCCATCGCCCTCGCCAGGTACCGCGTGGGCTTGATGCGGATCCGCTCGCGGAGCAGGTACAGCGGGCGCCCGTCTTCGCCGAAGATCAGGAGGTTGCCGGCCTTGGACTCGCGGACGTGCGTACGCCCGGGGAGGGAGCGGGGCGACCGTCCGCGCAGGTGGTCCTCCAGGGGGATCGCGAGGTAGCGACCGGAGCGGGCGCGGACCTCTCCGCCCTCTTCCTGGATCCGCGCGTGTGGGGCGGTCGAGCCGCCCGCGCTCAGGGTGATCTGCACCCGATCGCCGCTCCGCTTGATGTCGGCGCGGATCGACTCGCGGAGGCGACCGGAGCGGCGCTGCGGGCGGGTGGTCGCGTTGCGGCGGGCGTCGGCCTCCAGCGCGGCGCGGGCGTCTCTCAGGGCGCCGTAGACGAGCAGGGGCAGGTCGAGGTCACGGAGGTTGTCGGCGTAGGTGGTCAGGGTGATCACAGGATCGCCCTCGGGAGCACGTAGGGCGAGATCAGTTGCTGGATCTCCAAGGGGATCATCAGGCGCGTGCTCACGTCCGAGATGAGGCCCCGGGATCCGCCCTTGCCGCTGCGGCTCGTCAGGCCGCGCCGATCGGGCCCCTTGTAGAGCAGCTTCGCCATCTCGACGATCGCGTGCTCGATGTCGTCGGGGGCGCTGTCGTCGGCATAGCCTGCGACGTAGGTCGCCTTGATCACGCGGGCGTCCTGGTCGCTGAAGGATCCGTGGGCGCCGGTCGGGATCAGGTAGACGGTGTTCTGCTGGCCCTCGGCGTCGAGCACGTAGTCGCCCGAGTCGACGAGGTCCGAGGATCCGTAGCCCCAATCGGGGGAGTCATAGATCGAAGTGATCGAGGACACCCCGACCGCGCCGAGGTGGAGCTCTCGGGATCCGTGGCCGTTCAGGTGCTCGACATAGGTCTGGCTCTGGAACGTGCGCCTGCTCGCGCTACTCGCCAGAATGATCCCGCAGTAGGTCGCCAGGATCGTATCCGCCCGGTCGAGGATCCCTTCCAGGGTCGTGTCCTGGTCCGCCCCGCTGATCTGCGGGAGGGCGAGGGCGCGGAAGGTGGCGGCGCTGACCAGGGGCATGGAGGGCGGCGGGGGTGCGGGGTGTCGGGGGGAGGGCGCAGCGGGCGGGCCCAGGGAGGGCCATCCACGCCGCGCCGGGGATGGCCTCTCGATCCAGCGGGGGATCAGCCGGGAGGGCCTGATCCAGATCGAGAGGCCGAAGCATCAGGAGTTGGCGACCTTCTCGAACGCCAGCGAGACGGAGCCCTGGAACAGGGCTCCGGTGCCGCTGTCGACCTTGTCGATCTGGATCGTGTCGACCTGCCCGGTGTAGGTCGCCAGCGCCCTCGTGTAGCCGGCGGCGTCGGCGAGCTCGCGCGGGGTGCCTACGACATTGGCCACGGTCGCGGTGCTGAACTCCTTGATCGCGGTCGTCTGCGCGTTGCCGAGCACGCTCAGGGTGGCGTAGTTGGTGCCGTTGGCGCTGGCGGCGGTGTCCGGGGAGAACCACGCCTCCAGGAGCTCCCACTCGCCGGCGAGCGGGAAGACGGCGCTGTATTCGTCGTCGGTGCCCGCGGCCTCGTCGACGTAGAGCGTGATGATGTGTCGGTTGGTGCTCATGGTGTGGAGTCCTCGATCACTGGTTGTAGGCGAAGTGCACGTTCTTCGTCGTGCTGGAATCGAAGGACCCGAAGGTGCCCCGCATCGTGGCGACGAGGTGCCAGACCTGGCGGGTGGCGTCCCAGACCACCTCAAGCGTGATCCCCCGGCGGCGGAACCACATGAAGCGGCTGCGCTTGAGGGTGAGGTAGCCCGTCTTCGTCTTGGTCACGTTGTCGAACACGCCGCTCGCGTTGAGGTCGCCGGTCATGAACTGCGACTCGATGAGGGGCACGCCGCCGAGGCGGGAGACCTCCCCGGAGAGCACGACCGCGCCGGGGCCGTACTTGTCGACGGTGACGACCTCGTCGAGGGTGCCGTGGTTGACCACGAGGCCGGTCGCGTTGCCGATCGCGATGATGTCCTGCTGCCCCTGCTGCCCGCCGGCCAGGGAGGCGCGGTCGGTCATGAAGGTGGTGAAACTGAACGTGGAGCGGTCGGTGCTGTTGGTGGCGTCGGTGGCGCGGTGGCGCAGGCCCATCCAGGTCCGGCGGTGGTCGTTGGTGCCGCCGCCGGGCGCGGCCTTGTAGTAGTTGTCCGGGTTCCACGAGGCGAGGCCCGTGTCGCGGTGAGAGGCGGTCGTGTCGCCGTTGATGACGCAGTCCTCCTCGCCGGCGACCATGGAGCCAGCGACGGCGGGCCGGATCAGGCTGTCCATGACCGCGATCAGGGCCTCCTCGGCGGCGTTGCGATCGACGACCACGCGGGCGCCGAGGGTGGCGAGCACGATCGACTGGCTCCCGGTGCCGATGCTGGAGGCGGGGATCTGGGCGGGGTCATCGTCGACCGCCCCGGAGACCTGATAGGGGATCGGGGCGCCGCTCATGGTCGGGATCGCGATGTCGCGGGGGATCTGGACGGACCCGAAGAGGCCGGGCACCCGGTGCGCGCGCTGGAGCTGGATCTCGCGCTCCCAGGAGGGCAGGGTATCGGTGGGCAGGAACTCGCCGCCGGTGCCGTTCGTGTCGACCCAGGCGCGAACCTCAGGGCCGAAGGCGTCCGCGGCGCGCTGCACCTCGGCGTCGAAGTGCGGCGACTGCACGACGCGCTGGCCCTGATGGCTGGCGCCCTTGATCATGCGGTAGATCCGGCGGTTGTCGAAGGCGCGCTGGAGCTCGGCGTGCTCGGGGCTCGTGGCGTCGACATCGTCGAGCAGGCCGGGCACGTAGACGCCGCTGCGGGCGTCGTTGTAGCCGGCCATGCGCACGTTGCCGGCGAAGGCGCCCTCGCGCGGGCCGCGGGCCTCGGCGTCGGGGGCCACGTAGCGGGTCTGGAACGCCCGGTCGCCCTCGTAGGCGGGCGCGGCGGGCTGGCGGCGCTCCTCCTGGAGCAGGCGCAGGGCCGCCTGGTTGTCGTTGATCAGGGCCCGGTTCCTGGAGTGCTCATCGCCGGGGTTGGCGCGGATATAGGCCAGGATCCCATTGAGCGCCCGGCGGGCCTCTTCGGGGGTGTTGACCTCGGTGGGGAGGTCTTCATCTTCGATCGGCATGGTGTGCCTCAGTCGGTGGGGTTGGGGAAGCCGAAGAAGTCCGCGAAGGGATCGGCGGTGGAAGAGGTGTCGGTATCGGGATCCGCGGCGAGACGGGACTCCAGCGCCGCGAGTCGGGCCTCCAGCGCGGCGAGGGGATCGCCGAGGGCGGAGCGGATCGCCAGGGCATCGGCGTTGCCGGGGACGGTGACCGCGCTCAGCTCGTGGAGCTCGTTGCCTCGGAAGACGTAGCCGTGCTCTCCGTGGTGCTTGTGGTCCTCGGGCAGCTCCGAGCGTCGCACGATCTGATCGGAGACCCAGGAGACGGACACGGCGTTGAGCGTGCCCTCGCGGTACTGGCGCGCGACGAGGCGCCCCATGGGGTTGTCCTCGGCGTCGTCGAACCGGACATCGGCGATCAGGCGCCCGTCGATGACCTCGACCGACTCCACGCGGCCCACCGGGGGAGACCAGCGCCCATGCATCCAGAGGAACACGGGGTTCTTGCGGAAGTTGTCGAGGCGCCAGGAGTCCTGGTCAACGATGGTCCCGTACCTGTCGACCGCGTCCGTCGAGGCCACGAACCGCATCAGGCCGTCTTCGTCCTCGTGGTCATCCATGCGGAGGGCGAGCGGGGCGATGTAGGCGCCGCGGGCCTCGTTGTAGAGCTCAGGCAGCGGGCGGGGAGCGGTCATGACGTGGCCACCTTGGGGAAGTCGAGGATCGAGGCGGCCCGGTCGGCGTCGACGGGATCCGCGGCCTTGACCCGCAGCGCTCCGGGGGGCTCCAGCCCGCATGCCTTCAGGGCGTCGTCGGGGTGGTAGCCCATGTCTACGAGCTTGCCGGCGCGGGCGATCTGGGCGTCCTTGGAGGCTTCGAGGGCGGGGATCCCGTCGAAGCTGTGGACCAGGCGGAGGCGGGGGCCGAACTCGCGGGCCAGGGGTCCAAAGAAGGCGTCCTCGAACATGGCGGCGCGGGCCTGCTGGATCCCCCAATAGGCGAGCTCCTGCTCGCGAGCGAGGGCGTAGTTAGCGATCTCCATGCCGAGCATGTGGGGAGGGACGCCGGTCACCGCGAGGACTGCGCGGCGGGTCTCGTTGTGGAGCTCCTGGTATTCCATGTCCCGCGGGGTCCAGGAGGGCAGGGAGACCTCCGTCTCCATGCCAAGCACGAGGGTCCCGCCGAGCTTCAGGAGGCGATTCAGGCGCTCACTGACCGCGGCGCGGACCTTGTCGCTCCACGTCTTGCCGCCCTTGGGGCTCAAGATGATGTCGGGGCGAGGCCGGGCGGCGAGGGTGGCGGCGCCCTTGGTCGCGCCTTGGTCCGCTTGGAGCTGGTCGTGCAGGGACTCGATCGGGCCGGTGCCGTGGAGGCCCCGGGGATCGTCCTGCCAGCTCGGGTTGCGGACGTGGTAGATCTCGCTCCGGTCGTATCGCTGGCTCGTGCCCTGGTCGTCGTAGACGTAAGCACCGACCCCATCGTGCCGATCGGGGTCGATCTTCACGCGCCCAGGATGGAGCCGGAGCAGGCTCATGGTCGAGCCGCGCCCGATCTTGAGCACGTAGGCGTTGCCGGTGAGCAGGTCCACGTCGAGCTGTTGGCGGAGTTGTAGTCCGGTCCAGGTCGCGGAGGGGTTGTTGAGCAGGTCCAGGAGGGGGTGCTGATCGATCTCGCGGGCGTTGCCTGCGGGGCCATCCATCAGGCGCAGCGGGCGCCCCGCGAGGTGCGCCGATCTGAGCATCGTCGCGGCGTGCACGTAGGGGAACGCCGCGACGCTGGAGAGGGCGGTGCGGGCGTCGTAGCGGGGTGACACCGGCCCGCCGGCGTAGTCCGCGCCGAGGTCTACCCGATCGGGGTCGACGCCCTCGAACACGCGGGTCTGCGCTGGAGCCTCATCGGCTCCGAACCAAGACAGCGGGTTCCACCAGCGACGTGTCGACATGCTGACACGTCAATACATGAACGGATCTTCATATGCAAGAATCTTTATATGAATGACTGCTCATGCGGCGCGCTCAGGTCGCCCCCATGCCTTTTTGAGACTCGATCTCCATCACCAGATACCTCAGCGCGTCGCAGGTGTGATCGTCCACCTTCAGCGGGGCCTCCTTGCCCTTGGCCCACCGATAGTTCTCATGCTCGGCGATCGAGGTTGGGCAGGTGGAGAAGAGCATCAGGCGGGGGGTGCCCTCGGCGTCGGGCGTGAGCCTGGAGAGGGTCGCGTCGATCCCGTCGAGCACGGCGTTGTTGCCGGGAACCACCATCATGCCCAGATCCTCGAAGTTGCGGCGGGCCTCGGCGGCGCTCGGGTCCAGCACGCACAGCTCGGCCTCGTTGCCCTGCTCCTCGATCCAGCGCTCCCCGTTTTCTATGCTCGTGGTGTTGTGGCCCATCTCCGCGACCTGCTCGACGGCGACGTATAGCCGATCGGTGTTCCAGTCGTAGAAGCACCGGAGCAGGGCAAACGGGTTGGTTACGCCCGCGTCGGCGCAGTCGAAGATCGACCAGCCAGATTCAGGGAACTCGAACGGCTCGACCACATGCACGTTCCGATCGAACAGCGGATAGACAGCGCCCTCCAGGACGGTGAAGCGCCCGAACCTGCGGGAGTCCAGGCGGCTCGATAGCTGGCGGTAGATCCTCGCCAGGGCCTCGGCGGGGACGTGCGGGTTGTCGTCGCCCGTGAGCCAGTAGGTGGACACATCGGGATCCGGGGTCTCCACGTAGCGCCGATAGGTATACGTGTAGCCGGAGAGCGGAGTCATGGAGCAGACCAGGCGCCCGCTCAGGTCTATGAGCCTGGCTAAGCACTCCTCGAAGACCTCCTCATCCAAGCACTCCTCGTCGAAGTGGATCAGGTCGCAGGCGTCGCCCTGGAACGCCTTTCGGCGCTGGCTCGTCGCCTTGAATAGGACCGTGCACCCGTTCGGCATCGTGGCCCTGCACTGATCCTGGGCATAGAAGCCGCTCCAGACGACGCCCGGCGCGGTCTTCGTCGCCTTGGGGCCGAGGTAGCGCTCGTACTTCGGGCGCACGTAGGCGATCGAGTCAGCGTGCGTCGGGCAGACGACCCAGATGAGCTGCGGATCCTCGGGGAACACCTCCAGATCGATCCCGTTGCGATAGGCGAAGATGATCACGGCGGGATCGTGGCGACCGCGGGCGAACGCTGCGCCGATCATCGCCAGCGCCTCGCTCTTCCCGGTGCGGTTGCCGCCGAAGATGTAGCCGCCGAGAGGGGCGCTGAGGAGCCTGTAGACCGCGGAGCGCTGCGAGGTGCGCGGG